TGAAGATCACTTCAATGTGGCCAAGTTCCAAAGCTGCTTGATGTGATGCTTCATCGTCTCGTTCAATAATGAACACAGGTGTGCAACGGTCATCCATTTGGATGTTGTTTGCGATGGCAGCGAGCGTGTCTGATCGATTATAAGTGGGGATCAATACCAGAACTCTCATGGCAAAATTGCGCTCCAGAACTTAAGTTGCGATGCGATGATTTCGTCATGCAACCATGCACGATCTCGCCAATGATGGTAAGAAGTGATTCCAACATTATCGTTTGTGATGACTTCACAACCTGCGAGAATGGCTTCCATGACTGAGCGACATTCCGATTCAAATGCCAATGGGAGATGAATGAACCATTGAGCATTGGTCATTGTCTTCAACACTTCTGATCGTGACCAATCTGTTGCAACAACCAATTCCATTTCATGTTGTGCTGCATACAAACGAGCCTGGTTCAAACCTTTCAATGGATGATTCCTGGATGCGCACAATGCAAACGGTTGCTTGATACCAGGTTTGATCTCATGTGGATTGAACGCTGACAGCACCAACTTTGGTTCGTTGGCAAAGTCGCACCACTCTTGTTCTTTCATCAGATGAGCAGGTGTGTGACACACAAATGGGAATGCATTCTCCAGCAATACTCTGCGAGCAGATGTGCGAGTTTGTAGATGATGAACAAACACCATTGGTTTGAGCATGGCCAGCTGCAACATGGCTTGATCACAAAGTAAATCTGTGCCTGTAACCACAACACGATCACATGATTTCAACTCATCAAACTTGACCAGAACTTGATCAGATGCAATCACAAGCACATCAACTCCTGGTGGACAAAGAGACAGATACTCCGCATCAGACATTTCTGCGCCACCACGCAAGCCACCAGGAATCCACGATCCATCAACAGGTTCAACTGTTGGAAGATGATGTGTTACCCATCCAAGTTTCATGCGAAAGTTTTCAAGATTGGTTTCCAATACTTATCAAATACAGTTTCTGCTGCGTATTGTTCAGCGAACTTGACTGCTTTAGTCGAATGTTTGATCTTTGCTTCATAGGCTTCATTCAAAGATTTCACGATGTCCGGCACAGATGGTGTGCAAAACCATGCTTCTTGCAACGGATTCCACCAAGGCTGTGAGTCAACGATCCAACCATCACCAACCAACTCTGGTTGTGCGCTGAAATTGGACACAATGACTGGAGTACCACACGCTTGCGCTTCAATCGTTGGAACACCAAAACCTTCACCCATAGATGAAGCCAACAGAACATCAGCTGCTGTATAGAGAGTTGCCAACAGTTCTTGAGCAATACCAACACGATGCGCATATTGATCAACAAACTTCACCTGGTGCGGTTGCAAACCAACAGACCTGCACAACGCTTCAAGATCAATGCCACCACCAGAACCACGATTCTCACAATGCATATAAAGAACAGCATCAGGTTTGTCATTCGCAAAGATCGAGAATGCAAGAATGTTTTCACCAAATGCTTTGCGACATGGCACAGCACCTTTATTTGCGCCATTCATCATCACCACAAAAGCATCATCTTCAACTCGCATGAAGCTGCGACCATCAATGTTGTTGAACGAGTCGCTCGGTTTGAACGCAGGTGCGACACCATGCGGAGCGTAGAAAGCATCTAATCCGGCTTTCAACATGAGATCATGCCCAAACTTGGACATCGCCAATGGTGTGACATTCTCTGACATCAAGAACCGCAGAACGGCTGGTGGAATTGGCACATGGTCAATTGGACACCAAGACAAGATGCGTGGAATCGAATGCAAGAACTGTGTGTTCAATGGCCAGACATCAAACAGCGTGATGAGCAATGGAGCGAGACTGCTGTTGTTTGTCCAATCCATATAATGTGCAGCAAGCACATCGTCTGAATACATCGAATTACCTTGCGGATACAGTTTCAAACCGTTCCAATTGGATGTTGAACCAGCGATCCCGTAGTTACAAGCAATTGCTATTTCGTGGTTTTCTTCTTTGAGCCTTTGACAGACATCTGCGGTTTGGACTCCATAGCCTGTGCCGGTGAACGGTGCGTTGGAGTACCAGAGGATTCGAAGCGAGTCTTTTGTTTTGATGGTCGCATTTCTGGCAAGTTCGCCAATCCTGCTTGAATCAGGAATTGTGCTTCCAGGTCTGGCAATTCCACCGGTGTGTTTCGAATTATGACGATCATTCACTCATGCTCTCCGTGAAAATAGAAATGGACAGACTCTCACCCTGCGCCGGAGAAAGTCTGTCCAAATCTTAGTGGTCAAAGGACCGCATCAAATTACGATGCGCCACCTAGGAACACATTGACTGCACCTTGCTGTGGAAGACCACCATCAAGACGAACACTCGCCTTGAAAGTAATCAGATCGTTAGCGAATGCATAGTCATCTGAACGGTCGAAACGGATTCCACCTGCCATGCGCACATAGTACGAACGGAGATTTCCAAAGACCACAGATTTTGCAGCAGTACCAACTGCAGCAACATCAGGATTTTCATAGATGGCATATCCGAGCAACTGATCTGGCTGACCAGCCTGGAGTGATGGTTGGAACAGATACTGACCGTAAGTGTCTTTCAACTTGCGAACAGCAGCAATGGTTGATCCACGCATTGCCCAACCAGTACCTGGCATCCGGCGATATGCGCTGTTGACGCTGTAGGTGAGGTCAATCAGGTTGTCTGCGGTGAATGCACCAGAGACAGCAGTCGAACCAGTAACACCAGTTCCAGCTGCAGTCACGATGCCTTCTGGAGCAGATGAGCCTGAGCCGGTAGTGAGTGCAGTATTGACTGCAACACCAATGGAGATACCTGACTGTTCTGCCAAGAAACCAAGCAGATCGACACCAGAATCTTCAAGCATTTCGCGAGAAACCTGGACAAGGAAGCCGTACTTGTAAGCATCCATGTCCAAGAACGATTGGAAAGTTGGATCGCTTTCTGCGAATGCTGAACCTTGTGCGGTGAGAGCAGATGTGCTGTATGCGTTCGAGCGTGGAATCTGCAACTTCTCGCCACCGGTGGTGCGAATCATTGTGGAAGTTTCCAGCATAGGGCCAGCAACAACCATGTGCTTCACAATCTGGTCGTAGAAAGAAGTTGGTACAGGTGCGCCTGTTGAAGCAGTCGTGACATCACGCTTTTCAAAAGTTGCTGAACGGAGTTCACCATTGACGAGCGCACGAACCTTGTCTTCATCAGGATTGCGAAGAGCATTCTCTACACGAACCTGGCTTTCAATGCTCGTTGCGGCAGCAGCGAACTTGTTTTCACGCTCTTCATCTGAACGCAGCTTGGCGATGACTGCTGCTCGCTCAGACAGGTCTGCGCTGATGCGGTCATACTTCTCTTGCTCTTCAGCGGAAAGATCACGCTTTTCTGCTTCAGCACCATCAAGAAGAGCCTTTGCCTCTTCCCATGCCCGCTGACGCAATTCAATTTGACGATCGATGTAAGACATCTTTGAATCCTTTTGGATAGATATGGACTATTGATTTGAATGTGTGGGACACAGCATCAGAAAGTGCAGAGGGACTCACGCACTATCAACAATTGTTGCAAACTATTTTGTCTAATGCAACAGAATCAGATTTCATTCAACAAGAGATCAAGTTGTTTGCGTTTCATGTCCAACGCTTGTGGAACAACTTCATCATCGTTGCGCAATTTCGCAACAGTTTCAGTCAACAAAGATGCTTGATTTTCGTTGAGTGTCATGCCGGCTTCAAGCATTGTGATCGCATCAGCAAGAGCATCAACATCTGCGCCGGTTCTGGTGGCAAGCGCATCAATGGAACGAACTTGTGCAGTTGTTGCAGGGTATGCAGGAAAGCCTGTGACAACAGAAACTTCATGCAAACGAATCTGACGCAGTTCACGCTCCATGCCATCAGCAGACCATTTGTCGCCACCAGCAGGAACTGTGAAACCAAAAGACATTGAATCCACATCTCCACGCTTCATCAAGATCGCCAAGTTCTGGCCATCTGTGGTCTGTGGCAAATCTGCTTCAGCGAGCAAACCATGAGAATCTTCTTGCAAACGCAGAGTTTTGGCTCTCGTTGAACCAAGAACTCTCGTTGAATCATGGTTCAAATACATCTTGATTGTTGCTCTTGAGCGCAATGATTTTGAGAAAGCACCAGGTTTGATGCGTTCGATGAATGGCAATGGTTCAGATGGTGAATCGAATACTGCTGCATAACCACGAAAAGACATTCCATCGCCGGCTTCACGAACTTCAAAATCAGCAAAGTTCACTCGCCTGATTTCAATTGATTCATTCATCTGTTTCATCTCCTGGTTCTAAACCTTCCATCGTAACTCCACTTTCAAGTTCTTGCAGTTTGATCAATGGATTTGGAATGATCCAAAACTTGCAAACACCTTCTGGTGAAATATCTCCTTCAACAATTTCACACGCTCGCGGTCCTTCATAGAAAACACAGTTTGCACATACAAGACCAGACTCTTTGAATGGTGATTCTGCGACATAATGCGCACCATCGCCATCTGTGCCTTGGCTGAATGGTCGTGTGGATTCAACAATCTCTTCCAATGCTTCATAAAGCAACCATTGTTTGTGAGTCCACGAATATCCGCTTTCTTCCAAGCTGCGGTTCTCATCATCAAGTTGTGCCACGATTCGTTCTGCATAAGCCATTGCTCGTCTTGCTTCAGTCACATTTGAACCTGATCCCCAAAGCAAATGCGCCACTACACCTGGTGTGATTTCGCCATCTTCAACTGCTTCGAAATCCACTAGATGACGAGCAATCCAAGGCGCAATTTTTCGCCATTTCTCTTCACTAATTTGACCAGATGCCATCCGGCGAGCATCTGTGATTGTTTGTGCAACCAGACCATCGCCACCTTCACCTTCAGCGTAAAGACGCAAACCGCGTCTTGCGTTCTCACGCATGAACGCAGGTGCGGACAAATCAACCTGTCGCAGTTCTCGTTCACCACCAGGTTCCATATCTTCAGCAATTGAGACAGCAACCATCTGATCGATTGCTGCTTTTTTTGTGGTGTGGCAACCAATGATCTCGCCATCGTCTTTGATGGTTGCCCATCCTGCACAATCCGGATGATCTTGTTGAATGAAATATGGCATTACTGATCCTGTCTCAGGAAAGAAATCATGTGACCTGTTTTGGTGGCCACAGCGAACAGTTCTTCCAAAGGATGCAAAACCATGTCCAACCGTTCACCTTTTCCAAGTTGCAAACCGTTAGATGTGGTCACAGTTGCATCACCAATATAGACAGCATCTGTGTTGTCATCGTTATGAACCATGAAGAATGAAGCCATTGTTGAACGAGAATCAATCAGCGTTGCAACAGTACCAACAGATTTTCTGCCACTTGTAATCATGGATAAACGCTCTCAGGGTCGTCTGGATTGATCTGTGAAATTGGTTGCAACTGTGTTGATGGGACACCTGTGTGCTTAATCTCTGGCATTCCAAGCATCTTCAGAACAGACGCAGGATCGAAACCTGCCCAAATCAGTTTCTGTGCAACAGATGCTTTGCGTTCAGTTTCTGCGATGTTCGCTGCAGCTAGATCAATGTTCGCCAATGGCACACGATAAACATCTCC